GGATAAAAAGTCTATTGCTGAGATAAATTACATACCTCAAAATAAGATAAGACTATCAGAATGTAAACAATATGCCTATTATAGTGATGACTGGTCAAATTTGAGAAAGTTTATACCTGTAAAATATCCTCTATACGACCCTAAAAATCCTGTAACTACACAAATACTATACTACAAAGAATATAGACCCGGTGTCGAGTATTATTCACAACCAGGCTATATTTCAAGTGTAAATTGGATTACATTAGAATACGAAATATCTGCTTTTCACTTAAATCAAGTTAATAATGGCTTCGCACCAGGTATGATTATCAATTTTACTAATGGCGTTCCTTCTGATGATGAGATGAGAGAAGTAATCAGACAATTACAAGCTGATTTTGAAAGTGCAAGAAATGCTGGAAAAACTATGTTCTTATTTTCTGATGGACAAGATAGAGCAGCTCAGATAACACCAGTTCAGTTAAACAATTCTGATGAGAGATTTATTCAATTGAATAAAGAAATCACACAAGGTATCTTAATAGGTCACGAAGTAACTAATCCACAGATTATGGGTATATCTACACCTGGTGAATTAGGTAATAAGAGCATGTATTTGGAAAGTTTAGAAGTTTTCCAATCTACTTATATCGTGCCTAAACAAAAACAAGTTGAATTAGTTTATAACAAACTACTTAAATTTAATGGTTCATCATCAACTCTTACACTAAAGAAGTATGAATTAGACCTACAAGTAGTAGAACAAATAAAAGAAACAAAATGACAGATCAAATTTTAGTTTATGTTTTAGGTGTAGCATTAGGTATAATAACTTACTTTTTGAAGATGACTATGGATAGGTTAAAAGATGTTGAGAAGCAAACTAACTCTAATAGTCAAAAATGTTCTGTATTAGAAAATGAATACAATCTTAAATTCGTTCATATGAGTGAAAAATTTGATGAACTACACAAAGCAGTTAGAGATTTAACATCAGAAATAAAATCTCTTACAAGAGAATTACATCAAAAAAAAAATTATTAGAGAGCTAAATGATAACCGCACAATTTATAACTACTGATTATGTGTATAGATATACAATCATTGAACAAAATGTAGATGCTGATATGATTAATAAATTTATCTGGAAAGCACAATATCAAAACATTCAAGAGATATTAGGTACAAACCTGTACAATAAGTTAGTGGCTGATTGTCCTAACTTCACAGGTCAGTATCTAACATTAATGAATAATTTTGTTCAGCCTGTTCTTGCTGAATGGGTTGTATTTCATATGATGCCTTTCATAAACTTTAGGTTAACTAACAAAGCTGTATCTATAAAATCTTCTGATAATAGTCAACCTTCAACTGTTGATGATATTAAATGGTTACAATCACAGGTAAGAAATAATGCAGAATTTCTTTCACAACAATTGTTAGATTATATCAAAAATAATATAGCACTTTTTCCTGAGTTCTATAGAAGAGAAAATCCTTTTGATATGTCTCCTAATAAAACAAATTATTTTAGTGGAATTGCTACAAGAGGTAGACTTGTAACAGCACCTATACCACCACTTAATAACATAGATCCGAATGACTTCTGTTGCTAATGAAAGACACAACAAAAAAGATATATCTTAGTAAAAATAAGAAATTACTAAAAGAAAAAATTGATAATGAAACTACTTCTTTAGAAAAAGAGGCAGATTTTATATTAAATAAAAAGAAATTGAGAGATGAGTAAAGCAATCATTGCTAATATAGATTTAATACAACTTCAATCAGATGTAACAACTTTACAAAATGAAGTTAATGCAACACAATCAAGAACAATAAATGTTACATTCGATGGTGGTGGCTCGGCTCTAACAGCTGGTTTAAGTACTGACTTAGAAATACCTTATGTTGCAACTATTCAAAGTTGGAATATACTATCAGGTCTAACTGGTTCAATAGTTATTGATGTTTTAAAGTCAGATAGTTATTCTACTTATCCTACATTCAGTTCAATTGCAGGTAGTGAGAAACCTACACTTTCTTCACAACAGAAAAATCAAGACACTAATCTATCAACTTGGACGACTGGCTTAACTGCTTCTAATATTTTAAGATTTAATATTGATTCAGCAACAACAGTCCAAAAGGTATTTTTAACATTGAAAATTAATTTAGCATAATGGCACAAAGAACGATATCTATAACAGGCGGTAATATAAATGCAACATCAAGTTTCGTAGAAGGTATCATACCAGGCTCAGGAGATCATATTCATGGAGAAACTTTTTCAGGTCCTCTTGTAGTGAATGTTGCTACAACTGTTCAAAGATTAGATTTTACTCGATATTTAAATCTTTTAACTCTAAATAATACACTAACATTAGGACAAGCAGGTGGTACCACTATTTTTAGTGCAACTATGTCTATGACTGCAAGTGCTGATACAAATGCAATTAATTGTTCTGTTAATCATACCTTTACACATGCAGGAACAAGTCCTAATCTTACTAATATACGTTTTTCAGGTGGTACTACGAAAACCTTAACCACAGATATGTATGTGAGAAAAATGTTTTATTCAAGTTCTAGTAATTTAACAAATGGTGGAAATATTTATATTTACAGTGATCTCATAGATGCTAACTCATCAACTACTGAAACTACAAGTTTTTATGGTTCTTCAACTCACTTTCTACAAGGTGAAGGTATAGTGAATATGGGTCTCGGATTAATTAGTAGTGCAAGTTCTGTAACTGCATCACTTGTAATTAATGGTACCTATTCTACATTTGGTAATTTCTTAAGAATGTTTCAAGGTGCATCTGTCTTAACTATAGCAACAACTTCGAATTGCACTGATTTGAATGTATGGTTAGATGATAATGCAACAGTTGCTGAAAATTACATAATCAATGCCTATTCAAAATTTGAAGGTTTATATATCGAATCTATAACAAATAACTCAAGTTTTCCAAATAGAACAATAACTTTAGGTAATACTTTAGTTGTTGATAGAATTGCAACTCAAAACTTAGCAAGGGTTTTTACAACTGATGCTACAGTTTCAAGAATTAGATTTATTGGTGCAGGAATTTCAGCTTCTGAATTTTATTCTAATCCAACTCTTAGAACACCTTCATCAGGTTCAGCGCCTTATCCAGTAACATTCAAAAGTAATGATATAGAATTAGATCCAGGATTTACTCATAGTATTGGTAATCTATTTCTACAAGGTGTTTCTACTGATAAATCATATTTCTCTGCATCAAGTGTTGGTACAGTTAATCTTAGGGTACAAAATGGTAATGATTCATCGATTGGTAATTATAATTTTACAAATATTAATGCCTCTAGTGGTGATACACTTTATGCACTAAATGGTACATTAATAGGAACAACTAATATACAAAACACAATACCAACAGGAGGTACTGCTGGCGGACAATTTGCATTTGCATTTATAAATTAATAAATTTTTATGACACAACTAGAAATAGCAGAAATATTCTTAAAAAAAGGATATACTTACAATAAAGACACAGGTGAAATATTCAATTCAAGAGGTAAATTATCAAAAACACTTTGTAATGGTTATCTTAAATTAGTGACATCTGTAGATAAAAGAATCTATCAAATATACGGACATAGATTTGCTTGGTATTATACTTACGGTGAGTTGCCAAAACAAACAATAGATCACATCAATAAGAACAGAAGTGATAATAGAATAGTAAATCTTCGTGATATATCTTTAAAGAAGAATATACAGAGAATTTTAGGTAAAGGTGTGGTTGAAGTAAATCTTAAATCTGGTAAAAGGTGGGTAGCACAGATGGGAGTCTTGGGTCAAACAAGACATATAGGATATTTCTACACAGAAGCAGAAGCACGAGAAGCGTATTTAAAAGCTAAAATTAATATTGAAGAATTAGAAAACTTTTATGGTAATCCACATATAAATAATGTCGACTAAATCTCGATAAATCTGCATATTTCATAATTCTTAACCAACCTTCGGGTTGGTTTTTTTATTTACTAAACTAATATTCATATTTTAATATAAATATAAAATTAAAATTATGCAAATTTCACTACAAAGTTTATACGAATTATTAGAAGGTGCTGAAGATGAAATCTCATATCATCCAAATGGAATTGATGAAGAAGGAACTGACTTCAATGAATTCGTATTAGTAATTAAAAAGAAAATATATCAACATCCTGATAACGTCGAAGCGAGACGTGAAGATAAATTAAATGAACTTTTAAAATAATTATGAATGAAAATTGAAATTAATAAACAAATTAAGGATATTCTTAAGAATATACCTGGTAATAAAACTATTAAAAGTAATGCACTGAAAATATACGGTGCTTTATATCTGCAATCTAAAAGAGCAAATAAGTTCGGTTATTTTCCTGTACCTTCAGATTATCTGAAATCAATAAATAATAATTATTCAAGAATAGTTGAGTATTTTAAAAGTGTAGGTTTAATTAAAGTATTCACGAGAAGTTTTCAAGATGAGAATGATGTATTTAATACTATTGAAAGGAAATATTACGATACAGAAAGAGGTATATGCATGAAGTATAAATTTCTTATACCTACATCAGGTGAATTTATAGAGTTAGATTTATCTACTCATAGAAAGTATAGGTGGTATGACATAACATTTAATAGTCTCCTCAATTTCGGTTTTGAGGATATTAAAATTACACGAGATACTTTTGGTAGGAGAGTCCATCATTCTGCCATTATGGATTATAAAACTTTATTCAAAGGTTTCTGGACAATTGATTCTATCGCTTCACAACCAAGACTTTTGTATTTAGATATGAAAGAAAAAGGTGTTACAGATGAAGATTATAATTTTATCTTTGATAACGACTTAGATTTCTACAATGAATTACAAACGAGATTGAAGCTTAAAGAAAGGCAAGAGGCTAAAGACTTATTCATGTATTGGATTGGTTCTAAGGGTTATGTGCCAAATAAAGATATACATAAATTATTTCCTATCGCAGATAACTACATTCAAAACTTTAAGCTTACAAAATTTTGTAATGGCGATTACAAAGGTATGTGTTCTCATCTACAAAGATTAGAAAGTAACATCTGGATTGATGACATACTCAACAATATACCTATAGAATTTTGCCTGCCAATTCATGACTGCATAATCGTGGATGATAGCGAAATAGATGGAATTCTAGAATGGATAAGTGATAGACATCCTAATTTAAGATTTAAACAAGAGTTAATAAAGTAATAAGTAGTAGTATAAATATATATACTCCATTATATTGTCGTTTGCTTCATCACACCAACAAAATTATATTTTACACTTAATTATAAAACCAATATGAAAACTAAACAAACTAAGA